GTCCAGAAAAACCTTCTGGGTCAATTGGCTCTCCATTCTCTTCTTCTCCGTCACGCATGAGAACACCATGCATTCCTTCTGCTTTTAATGCTGTCATTGGCTTCCTTTCCATCCTTTCAGCCTCTCCTCCACTTTGTGGAAGCGTTTCAGACACTCCTCCGTCAAGAGGAACATATGTTGTCATTGGTTTTACTCTGGTTGGAGCGCCAACCATAAAGCGATTTCCTTCACGATGAAAGCCAGCTTGCCAAACCATTCCCGGCGCAGATTCAAAAACTACTGTGTTTTCATCCATGTTTACTATTTCAATCGGACGATTAAGAGCCTGAGAAAGGGCTGTCCTTAAAACAGAACGTGCATCTGAAGGGTCAGCGTTTTGTGTTTGGCGCAATCCCCCTTTTTCTTCAGCGTCTTTAACAGAAATAGTGCCTGTTAATTGATTGGCTCCATGTAAAACTGGAGAAACTTCATAAAGCTCTACTTCTTTTAGCATGTTTGCTTGGATTTCGTTATTAAAATCAGCTACTAAAGTTTTATAACCAATTGACCATTCTTGCTCATTTCCGTAAAAAGCAACGTTGGCAAATGCTTCACGCCCTCTTTCAGTATTCAAATTAAATTGAACCTTTGCAAAAAGACCACCAACCTTTGCCTGTTTCATTTTTTCTGGCAACCTTGGGTCGCTTTTAGGCACTTCGTAGATGTCAATGACTTTGCCTATGGGTTGATTCCAATCATGACCCCAAACCACACGAGGCTTTCTTCTTTTTAGAGACGAATTGAATGCTCCGGGCATTACTATATCTCCGACTGAATCCTTATTTCCTATTGCAGATACAAAGCATTCTACAATGCCTTGTGCCTTATCTACCCCAATTTGACCTGAAATAGCCTTAAAAGCAACGTCGTCATCGCTTGAAAGTTCAGGGGTAACCACTGAATCTATAGTTAAAGTTGTCATAACACCTCAATTTTATGTTCCGAACACTTATATAGTACAGCAATCTAGACTATGACGCAAGCACACTTTATATAAATTGTTTTTAAATACTTTATATAAACTATCTACTAAATTTAAGGAAACACCTACAATTAATTGTAAGGGAAGGAGGCGCTAATGGGTCTCTAGGAAACCTTATTGGTATTGTATTGACTATAAAAGGATCAGATATTGATACATTATCGCCTCTCAAAATTCTATGAGTTTCTCTAACCTTGCCATCCGCCATCGTTATCCACGTTTTTTTAATACTAGGATCATTTAACGCAGAGTCATACAAGCCCATATTATAAGATCCCAATGTTCCTGAATCTAGAATCATTCGTCGTCTGTCCCCTCTAAGAGCTTTAAATATTCCTTTAATCAGAGAGTAAGCAAGCATTATCTTAAAAACAACATCTATATCTTCGTCTTCTCCTCTAATGTCAGCCGACTGCGCTAAAGCATTAACTATATACTTTTGAGTAGTTGAATTAAAGGAATTAACAGTAGACACTTGCTGAGACATGGCCGCATTTGCAATGTCTTCTTGAACTTGGCCTCCGTATCCTTCAGAAATGTTGTCGGATATTCCTTTTTCATAAGACTTTTGCATTTCTGCAACTAAGGGCTCAGAAGCAGTGGTTAGCTCTGCCATTGAAACAACAGAAGCAAAGTCAGCTTGAGGCCCCAAACCTAATAAGGCTTTTGTGCTTTCCTCTTGTAACGAGTCTAACGCTAGTTTTTCCTGAAAATCTATAACGTCATCTAATGTTTTTTTGAAAGAATTTTCTAAAGAGGATACTGAGTTTTCAACTTTAGTTTCCCAAGTCTCGCCTAAAAAATCGGATTTGGTTGAAAAGGGAGGCTCTTCTCACCCTCCTCTTCTTCCTCTGGCTCTAAGTCATCAAGTTCAGAAGGAACCTGAGATGCAGGCAATTCTATGTCTTCTGCACCTTCAACTGTGCCTAAAGGAACAAAAGCGCCTTGTTCCGGACTAAATTCCGCAGCTACTGTCTGAGCTGCATCAGTTCCTTGCCCTGATAGTGGAACTCCAGCTTGAACTCCGCCTTGTGGTATCGGCTCTAAACCAGCAGGAATTTGACCTTCAGGTTGTCCTTCTGCTCCTGCAGGTGGCTGTCCTCCTGCCATCTGCGCACCAATCTGAGCTGCTCCACCAGCCATTCCGGGCACTGCTCCAGCGGCTGCTTGCGCATTTGGATCTTCCATAGGCTTCTCAGTGTTGGCAATAGGCGTAAGATTTGGGTTAGATAATAATGAATCCGCAATATCAGAAACAACTTTCTTTCTGCCAGTCCTACTTCTATATTCATTTACGCTTATTAATCCTTGCTGGAATTCTTGTAAATGAAACTGGCTCTGCTCTTGCTGAGATAGGATTAGGATAGGCACACCAGTTGTATCAAAATCTACAAAATATTCGTCGCTAATCGGATCAAAAGATCTTGCAATTAAATCAAGGTGTGGCTCCATTGTCTCCATCCAGAAGACCTTACCTTCCTCCATGGCGTTAGAAAATGTTCTATTTGCAGAGTTACCAATAATTGACTCTGGTACACCAAAGGCTGCTAGTATTTCTTCTTTATTAAGAGTGCGCATCTGTATGTATGCAGCATCTCTTGGATTTGCTGCGGTGTCAACAAAGTCAGCACCATCATCCGAGGCTATAACACCAACAGCTCCAGCTCTTGATATGTTGCCCTGAAAACGTGACCTTAGTTCGTCCTTATCTTCATCACTTATTTCACTCCTAACAACCAAAAGTCCGCCCGGCCTTCCGTCATTTACTAAGAAGTTTCTATTATAAACCTTCGCTAGGTTCTCTACCTCTATGGCTACACCAGCGGCCTGCATTGGGGTCATAGAAAGATAGGGATCAAGTGGATGTGGTCGCCTTATCCAAATAACGTTATCCGGCTTTATGATTCTCTTATCGCCCTGAGGAAGTTTAACTTCATACCCTGAAACAAACTTTGATACATGGGGTATCGGAGCAGTGTCTTGTGGGGGAAGCAGATGCAGCGCCATTGGGTCACCAAGCCTATCTCTAACTACCTCTATAAAGACTCCACGTGAGCTCATTAAGAGCTGAGCAGACAACCTGTATCTAAAAGCAAAGGCATTCTCTCCAATGTTTGAAGTATTATTAAATACTTCTAATACGCTGTCATTTGTTACAACCTCTCCAAATGGATTATTATCCCTTCTAAAAATCATCGGCAGTTTTGCTTGGTTAGAAGCAATCACATCAATACATCTAAACACCCAAGTTATTTTAGCTACCCCATCTTGGTATGCTTTGGTTATATCCCAACCATCATGATAGCCTGTTTTGGGTTGCAGGCTAGGACTATAGGCTATGGGTGCGCCTACTGAAATAGCTGCTTTTTTCTGCAACCCAGTTAAGTTTTCAAAAGATTTATTAGTTGTTGGGTTCCACGCCATTATTCAGCCCCTAAAATGTAGCCATACCAGACAGCTAGTAGTCCACCGCTTGCAATTCCAGCCCCTATATGCACTATACTAATACCAAGGGCTAATGTTATTATACCCCCACATATTAGCAAATGGGCGGCGTTAGAGCGATTTAAGTATTTTGATAAAAATTTCATTATAATAATAGTGTATCAATAATTTGTCAAGGAGACAACTAAAAAATGGCGTTAGAGGAAGCAAACTGGGAATCCATACATCAATGGCTTCAACCAAAAAGTTCAGATTACTGGGTAGAAGAGCCTTCTCTTACTCAGAAAGTCTTTTTAAAAACTACAGCACAAGAGGTTTTGTTCGGAGGAGCTGCTGGCGGAGGTAAAAGCTCTGCGCTGCTTATGGCCGCATTGCAATATGTAGATGTTCCTAACTATTCCGCTATTCTTTTCCGTAGAACCTATGCTGACTTAGCGCTTCCCGGCGCTCTTATGGATAGGTTTAGAGAATGGATATCTAATTACGATGATATTCATTGGAACGCAAACCAATACACTGCTACTTTCCCTAGTGGAGCCAGAATTACATTTGGATACTTAAATAATAGTCAAGATTACCTAAGGTATAAAGGTTCTGAATTTCAATTTATCGGCATGGACGAAGTTACAGAAATACGAGAAGCTGACTACAGGTATCTTTTCTCTCGTCTTCGTAGACCTTCTACTGGGCCATTATCACAAGTTCCTTTAAGAATGCGGGCAGCTACTAACCCTGCTCCCAACTGGGTAAGACAAAGATTTTTAGTAGAAGGCACGGACAAAGGTAGAATATTCGTACCCTCAAAACTTACAGACAATCCGGGCATAGACCCAGAATCATATAGAGCGGTTCTTGCAGAGCTAGACCCAGTTGAAAGAAAGCGACTAGAATTTGGAGACTGGTGGGCAACGACTTTAGGATCAATGTTTGATAGAACTCAATTTGAAATACTTGAGCCAGCAGAAATACCAGATTTTACTAAAGATACAGAGATAGTTAGATTTTGGGATTTAGCAGGAACAGAGCCAAGCCCCTCTTATCCCGATCCTGACTGGACAGTGGGCTGCCTAGGAGCCATGCATGAAGGCGTATTCTATGTTCTAGATGTTAGGCGCATACGAGCAAAAGGAGATAAAGTAGAAAAGTTTATAAGAGAAACCGCTGAAGAAGATGGCCCCGAAATATCAATTCAAATGGAGCAAGAACCCGGCTCTGCAGGTAAAAACTTAATTGATCAATACGCACGTTATGTTTTGTCAGGCTACGCTTTTGCAGGACAACGAGCAACGGGTGACAAGGAAACCAGAGCTAAACCGATGTCAGCTGCAGTAGCTAACGGTAACGTAAGATTGCTTCGTGGCAACTGGAATACTGACTACATTGACGAAATGTCTGCTTTTCCAGAGGCTCACGTACACGATGACCAAGTTGATGCTTCTGTACACGCTTTCAATCTATGCGCTGGTTTAGGTATGGGGCTTAAAAAGAAGCTTGAAATTATAGTTTAGGTGACGTCAAGAGCATCCATAAATATTTTTTGAGCATCATAAAGGCGTTGCTTGTATTCAACCCTATCTGGGTCAATTCGGTCTTTCGCCGCTTCTATTGATGCAAGAGCGGCAACTGCTACATCAAATTTAAATGTAACCGTAATGTCTTCGTTATTATCCATGCCATTCTCTATCTAAAATATATATCTGATTAACACCGTTATCTAAATGCTCTGCCAAATCAAGAATTTCTTCTGGTAGTAGCCTAATGCATCCCCAAGAGTCTGGGTACTGCTCATAAACTGAGTCGTAATGATTAGTGCCGTGAATCAAGATGCCCCTAACAACTGAATTAGAGTTTCTATCTTCTTGGGAATACATGCGCAAAATAACTGTGGTTAGCTCTCTAGTTAACTGCCACCTTTGGTCCTTAGGTAAGCTTTGATCAACGGTGGCATAACGACCAAAACAACTTGTAGTCGTCCATTGTGCACCTATCTCGTCCATGTCGCATACAGTTGCTTCTGCACCTATGGTCGTCATATAACCTACAGGGGTTCGGTGTGAGTTAATAGTATTCCCTAACCGAACTATCTCTCCTGCAGCATTTGATGAACCATGCCCTGTTGATACACGGTATTGTCTCCGCACTGAGCCATCCACAACGTGCCACATAAACTGTGTTTCGGGATCAACTATAAGAACAGAACTAAACAATTTTCCAGATATCTCTGTAAGTTCAGAAATCCCTGTCTGAACTGGCTCTGGCAAACTATTGCTTGTTAGTGGAGTAAAGAAAAGTGATGTTGAACCAACGGCTAATGCAACTAATATTTTAAAAAGATACCACGCTATGTAATGCATTAGAATAAAGTTTCTTCTTGCTGAACTTTGCCGCTTTTAATTTGTTTCTCCCTATCAATACATGCAGAATGTGCCCAAGCTTCTGGCGGGGTCATAAAGGCCAAAGAATTAATCCCACCTTGAGGCCTAACTTGCGACCACCCAGAAACTTTTCTGTAAACTCCTATTTCTCCTACGTTAACAGTATCTCCGCAGAAAAAACATTTTGCAGTTGCTCGCATTTAATCCTCCGCTAATATCTTATAAGCTGTAAGTTTGTCCCTGTGCACTAAATTATCTATCTCAAACGATTGCTGAATTGCATCAAGTTCGTCTACGTTTCTATGAAAATCATAAAACTCACAAATTGCATTAAACAATGACCATTTAGTGTCTCCAAAAGTTCCTGAGTTTATTTTTGATTGATAAAGTTGCTTAACTCTATCATGCACAAATTCAGTATACTCTCTTTTCTTTTTTGTGTTAGCTTTAGAAAAACTCCAAATTTTTCTAAGATATTCATTAACTTGATAATCTCTCAGTTCCACTGAAAGCGATTCTATACTATTTGATATTTGCTTGGTCCAAACATCTCGCATCATTAAAACTTCAGATGCTTCTTCTAGCCTATCCGTTGCATTAGGCGTATGTCTTTTTCTTAAAGAAAAAAAAGCATAATCTTTATCAGACGAAACTCTATAAATTGTTGAGTTGATTCGCCTGCTGTCAAGATTGTAATAGCAAATGGGTATTGATCCATCGTGAGAAGTCATAATAACTATGTAATTGTCAATTATGTCAGTCGTAGACATATCCGGACTTAAGGTAAGTTGGGTGGTCCTCACACTCGCAAAAAACTTTCTTCCTCCGTCTAAGGTCCCTACGCTTTCTAAAACTGCGTTGCCAGATGATTTATTAACAATAGCTATAGCCTTATCAATTATCACCTCATTGGGCACAACTTGATACCTTCCTTTTACAACTTCCCAATTCCATAACTCTAAGGTTATGGGGTCTAATCTACCTGTCACATATCTATCTTCTACCGTTACAAACTTTCCAGTAGTTAAATCTTCTACTTGGACAGGGCTAAGTATTACTTCATAATCTGCGTCAGCTTTTTTGAGCATATCTTCTTTTGATAAAGTCTCATTCACAGCCTGCCCTATCTTGTGCCAAGTAGGCGGTTTATACACTTGAGCCGCCTCTGTTTGCTAAACTCTTTAATGCTACGCTTTCTAACGTAACTCCAAGTTCCCAAGAGGTCAAAGATATATACCACAATAAGTCACTAAGTTTTGACAGCATAATGTCTCTTGATTCACCTTCTGACAAATCTGTTTTAGTTCTTGAAGCGTCTAACATAAACTTTTCTAAAGCGTCAGAAGCATCTTGAATTGATACTACGTTAGCCATCAATTCTCTTTCAAATTGAGAACTAGATCTAGAGCTTGATCCTCTAACCGCAGCTTGATATGCGTTTACTTCCATTCCCATATTACACCGTTTCCGAATGCCCTGTTGGGCGCTCTATTCTTATGTCTTCACCACTGGCAGATTCAATAGGAACCCATGCTGGTGAATACGTATGTTGTTTTATCTTTCTCATTTTAACTAATGAACCATCTAATAAAATTTGAAATTCTTCTAATGTCATTCCTAGTTTTTTACGCAACTCATTAACTCCATATTTTCCAGACTGATATATGCGCTGTATCACCCTAGATAAATATTTAGCTACTACAATTCCTCTGTACCTATTGATGTCAACATGTAACATCATCGCTTCCACCTTATCAACCTCAACCACAACAACTGGAACATCTTTTATCTTAAGCTCGTTAGCTATAATCCAACGATGATAACCATCAATTATAGTTCCGTCTTTGAGTATAACAAGAGGACTTAGTAAACCATACTTTTGAATTGAGCTTGTTAACTGTTTATAATCAGGCTTAACCAAATAACAAACGCTTTCCCAATCCGATGGTTTCAAGTCTTTAGTTTTTACTGTCTGCATATCTATCTCCTATCATCATATTTATCAAGTGAATCTGCATCTGCCATCATTTGCTCTTCTTGCTGTTCCAATGCAGCCATTCTCATGGAATGTGCCCTTGTCCTTGGGCCAACAGGTGAAGGGGAGTCTCCATGAAAATTGTTTAGTATGAGGGTGCGCAATAAGTGATCTATTGGATAGCTAAAAGCATCAGACACATGTTTTTTCTTATATTCATGTGTGTAAGCTAACGCATCTCTTTTCATACCTTCTGTTAACATGGAATCTTCAATGCACAGCTTAACGCCATCCCAACTCATTCTAGCATATAACTTTATGAGCTTTTCTATGTTGAATTCAGACCACAATCTTTTTTGCGCATCTATGTCAGGAAAAACGTCATACAAAGCATCATAAAATTCAGGCTCTGTCCTTATTACGTCTTCCAATCTTCTTGCAGCAACTGAGTGTAAGGGTATTCCAACTCTTTGATTTGACCCGCTCATAGCCGCATAGTCGTAGTATTCACAATAAGATGCATTATGTTCTTCAGTTATAAACTTAAGGGCATCATCTGCAGTCCAATCATAAATTATTTTTGCAAACTTTAAAGGCATCTTTTTAGGCAAACCATAAGGATGGTTGATATAGTTTTCATGTAGCTTTTGTACAACCGTTCTATATCTAATCATAGACTCATTAGCTCTAATTCCTGTTATAAATGCAACCTTTCCTTGCTTTCCTTGCATCGTGTAGTTGTCAATACCTAAAGGTATTTCTTCTTTGCTTGATAAACCAAAATGTTCAGCCCTTATGCAGTTTTCAGGGTAAGGCCGGAATAATCTACCCTCTGCCTCACGATTCCCAGACCATAACATGATGTACTCTCTTCTTCCAAGCACCCATTTTTCTTGAGCTTGCGGCAAGCAATACCACTCCATATCTACCCAGTCATAATTACTAACTTCTGTAACATAACTTTCTACAGCAGGCGATAAAAACTCTTCATCTCTAAAAATAACTTTAACTGGTCCTAGGTTTCTCTCTTCATGAATTTCTTTAGCTAAAAACAAACATGCAGTAGAGTCTTTACCGCCAGAAAATTGAACACACACAGTATCAAAGGTGTCATAGACGTGGCGTATCCTCTGCCGAGCAGCATCAACACAATTTATGTCAAGAAACATTCTACGTCTTGTCATGCTACTCCTCTATGTAGTTATCTATGAAGCTTATCAATCTTTCTGATGTAGTCTCTCCCGCAAAAGAAGGATGACTCTTAAGCCATCTCAAAAATGAATACCATTTAGCCTGCTCTTCTGCATTTGAAAAGACTAAGGTAAATTGTATCGCAGCAGAAGAACCTCCTTCAACTTTCGTAGAAGTACTGCCTTGTGTAACGATGGTCTCCGTAGGAACTGATGGAGATATAGATGTTGGCGTTGGCGAAATAATCGCAGCCGTTCCCTCGCCATCATCTGACATAACTGGAACACTACTAACAACTATTTGTGGTGCACTCCAAGTGCCTGAATCAGTTTCTATTGGAGTTTCCGATAAGATTATTTTATTTTCCATAGCAGCAATAGCAAAGTCATCCCATCCTATAGCATCAAATAAATCATCTTGTATGAATTCGGATTGAGTAACATCAGATATGAGATCAAACAACAGTTCTCCATCATTGCTACCTAACTCAGATATTTTATTATCAGCTAAAGCAAAAGCTAAAGCTTCTTTTTCTGAAAGACTAACAACAGCCACAGCTATTTCTTGCCAGCCAAGTTCTTTGGCTGCTCGCAACTGATGGTTTCCAGCAATTACAGTAAATGTACCGTCTTCATCTTCTACCGCAACTATGGGCTTAAGCTGTCCGAACTGGCTGTATGATGCTTTTATTGCGGCGATATCACCTTTTCTTGGATTCTTTTCTAACGGTTTCAAAAGTTCTACCGATGTAGCAAGCTCTATAATTGAATCATCTATATTATGTATCATTAAAATTGCACCTGTGCCCTTACGTTCGCTGCGAGGGTTCTTAAAGCATCACAAGCTGTTCTTAAAGAGTTTAATTTCTCTCTTTTTGACTTAACCAACGCTTCAGCAACTAAAGCTTCGTAGTGTAATTCACTGGTTTTGTACCCAGCCCAACTTTCTTTCTGCTTTACTGCTCCTTCAGCCGCTAAAAATTCTTTAAACCACTCTTTCTTATACTGTGCTTCTTTTTTAGCATGGTCAGTGGCAAGCAGCTCAAAGGCTTCTGTTTCTTTTTCCATATCTTCAGTTATGCGAACTATTTCAGATTCTACATGAGAAGCACTAATTGGCTTACTCCTATTGTATCGTCTATTAAATCCATCTTCTTCCATAATACTATTCTATAAAAACCCTAGCTAAAAAGCAAATTTATGCTATTCTACACTAGGCAATTTACTCCAATCAATCTTATCTAAGGCTGACATACAATCAGCGTTCCAATTATATTCAGAAAGCCCAAACCTTGCTAACATCATTTCTCTTAAAACCCAAGCGTCGCATTCATCGTCTGCGCCTGAGCCAGACCACACAATTCCAGTTTTTGCAGAAATATTAGAAACTACTTCTGCTTTATTAGCGTTACCTTTACCCGTGGCAAACTTAGCTCTATTTGTCGGAGGTATCTCTACATATGGAATACCCGCTTGATAAAGCTGCAGCCGTATAACTCCACCGAGTTCACCTTGCGCATGAGCATGGCTAGACCTTTTAGCAAATGCGTACCCTTCTAAAGCCACTATAGGGCTTTGTACCGAAAGGAGAAGCTTTAAGACTTGGACACAAATATCATCTAGCCTTCCTACTTCTTTTAGTTTGGATTGGATCGTTCCTGTGCCTTCATGCGTCGCCCATCCAGTGGATGTCAAGCTTAAATCAAATGCAACGAAAGATTCTTTATCAAACATTATATCTCTCCTCATATTCATCAGAAAATATAAAATATTCTGGTACAGCAGGAATGCCCCTAGACCATGAATCTCTTACACGCTTGGCTTCAGCTATGTACTCATCTTTGTACATAGATCCACTTAAATGCAAACCTAACAACGAACTATTAAAAGGATTTTCAGTTATAAACATATGACAATCTCTGCATACATTTAGCAATATTTTTTCATCTAAAATGTCTCCACCCTGTGACCTATTTACAATCTCATGCACATCTACAGCTTGCTTTGTCATAATAATTCCTGACGTATTACTTGGCTTGTCGCTCCACGATCTTGCTTTTTTCATCTCAATCCTATGAAACACATTTACAGCCATACAAGCTTCGCACTCAGTACCTTCACCTAGCCTATCTTTTACAAGTTTACGTCTTTTAACATACGTCGCAGACATTTTCTTAGATCGTTTGTTTAGGGGGGTATTTGACTTCAACTGAGAGCTTGACTTTAAGGTGCTATCTCCTCTTTTCAAAGGAGTTCTTTTAAGTTGCTTATCTCCTTTTTTCAATGGAGTGCGCTTAAGAGGCTTTCCTCGTTTCATCAGAACGTCCATTTACCATCAATAGCGTCCCATAACCCAACATCCGCTGGGTCTACTGGACGCTTATACTGTAGCTTTAACTTCTTATGCATCAATATAGCATCCCTTAAAAAGCCAGATAGTTTAGAATCAGGATCTTCGGTCTTTAAAAAAAGCAGTCTATCTACTTCAGCTAATTTCTTTTCAGCATGAAATCTGAACCTCTCAGACTTTTCAATAACTTTCGCTATTGATTCTGCAGGGTCATTTTCAAAATCAGGATAATTGCTTCGTAATGATATAGCCTCTTTATTAAGAGTATCTAAGCGTACCTCTACGTTCTTAATAATCTTAATTAATGTCTTTTTCCATCGTTCCCTGTTGTCAGGGGATCTTAGAATGTCTTTAGTCGTTTGATCTGATTTGTTCTTGATATCTTCCGAAACCATCAAAGCAAACTCTTGCTCACTTATCATTACTTCCTCCAAGCAGGGCAAATGTTTTTAAAACTACACCAATTGCACAAAGGGCCTGTCCTAGTCTCAAAAACTCCAGTAGAGCAACTTGTAGTAAGCTCATCCCAAGTCTGAACAATATTAGATTTTACATTGCTTATAACTTCTGGTTTAGGCTCGTAAATAGCTTTACTTGGGGACTTGAGATAGATTAACTCTGCCCTTCCAACTTCATAGGTAGTCATCTGCTCTAGTAGAATTGAGTAAATCATGATCTGCATTTGCTTTTCCCACTCATATCTAGGCCTAGGCTTCTTACCAGTTTTGTAGTCAGAAATAACAAGCTTAT